TCATACCCAAGGCCTTATTGAAAGGTTTACAAGAGTCCGACTCACCAGAATCGCGGGCTCATTACGCGAGGGAGATAGTGACATATCTCAGTTCGGCGACGGATTTAAGGATGGAGTCCGATACCAAATCGCCAGACTCGCCGAGTATGAAGCCAAAATTGGGTCAAGAATTCGAGGACTTGTTTGGGAATCAGAACACCCATACCGCGGATTCGATAGAAGTCGACCCATCTACACGGTCAACCGTGCAGGAGCTGCCATCGACTGTGCAAGCCGCCGCGCAGTCGCAGACCACACAAGGGATTGCTTTGCAATCGCCCAAGCCGCAGTGTACTCTGAGCTCTTCCTCGGGCTCATTGGAGTGGGATTTACCCAAAACTGTACGGCAGACAAGAAGGCCTTGGATTCGCCAATGCCTGGCTATGGTGTGTGCAGGGGCGTCAGCGATAAATATTTGGAGGTCTACTCGAAGAATCCTTCATTATTTCTTGCCACGGGGGGAAACAGTTCGCTTATGGCTCAAGCCATTAGTTATCGCTATACTACCGAACAAGTTAGCGAAATCTATTCTACCCTATCTGCCGTCAACCATGCCTATTGTCCCAGTGGAACTTGTGCCCACGAAGCCAATCTTTCAGCGTTGTCTGGATTACTGTGTGAAAGCAGTAAGACAGTCCCGACCTCTGGGCTGTCATATTACGGACTGGCCAGATTATTCGGAGGGTACCACTGTGTTTGGGAAGGTGGTAAGCCCAAATTGGGTCACCCCGTTCCTTTGGGGAGCGGCATTTCTAGGCATAGCTTGGCTTGCCTATCAACCGACGATGACGAGGACGAGTGTGGCTGTGGGTCAATTGCCGAACCACGAGGCATTGCACAGGCTGTTGCCGGAGCTACGTCTAGCTGCCCACGGAACCGGGTATACTGCCGACACTCGATTGATGCTGAAGAACCGTGCGCTGCGCTTCTTCGCAGAAGACAAAGACCTGGTAGAACTCCGATTAACGCCACAACAGAAAGAGGCGACGATCGTAGAGGCAGTGACCATGGCAATGTTGCCGTCGGAGAGAGAGGAGGAGCAGATCAACCTCCTGAAACAGAACAGCGACCTTCTGTGGAAGTCCCACGATTACACCCGGAAAGGAAAAGCAGGATTCCTGTATTATGTGCCAATAATAGGAAGACTGGTGGGACACAACCTCCCCAGCTGACTACACCTGAGGTGGTGTCTGGAGGAGAGCGTATGCACGAGCCAGGACGAAAACCCCGACGTGAGGGTAGGCGCAAGCGTAAGAATGCCCGCCGACGCGCTAATGCACAGAGATTGCGCGACGCTGAAAAGGCGGATGTGGCGTCTGGAGTGGCCGGAACATCTGAAGTTCTGGAGGGTATCAACCCACAGAGCGTGCATACACAACGAGGAGCGAGCGTGTCTGGGGAGAGTGGTAAAATCAACACCACCACCGGACCAGCAGATGATGGCAGTCCTCAGCCTCAAAGTCCTCGAAATGGCACAAATGGTTGTACATGCTGTAAATCCCATCGCGGGCCATCAGGCTCTAATACAGCTGTTCCCAACAACAAAGAGGAAAGGGTACCGGAAAGCCCTAATGTCCCTAAGGGACACGGGTCTCCAGCCAAGGGACTGGATGATCAAGGCTTTCGTGAAGTCCGAAAAGCTAAAAATAGCAGAAAAGGACGGGGACCCAAGAATGATTCAGGCAAGGTCCATGAAGTTCAACTTAGAACTCGGACTATTCACCAGGTCGATGGAAAAAGCGTTATCTACGCTCAAGGACCCAAGAGCGGAGGCCGTAGGGATAGACCTGCCGGTGATCGCAAAGGGAAGAAACCTGCACGAAAGAGCGTTGATCCTTCGACAAATGTGGGAGCTAATGGAAACACCAGTAGCTCTAAGCCTGGACTTAAGCAGGTGGGACATGCACGTGAGCAGCGAGCTAATTCAGGTCATGCACAAGTTTTACGGGGCTCTGAACCCCGACGTGTACCTGAAGTTCCTTCTCTCGAAGCAGTTGAAGAACACGGCGGTAACCGACAACAATCTTCGGTACAAAAACCCCGCCGGGGTCACAAGTGGAGATATGACGACAGCTCTCGGGAACTGTGTTGCGGTGATTGCAATACTGGAAAGTTTCCGAGATTTATTGTTCAGCGCTGCCGAGCAAATCGGAAGCGCCAGATCCGAAGAGAGATCAAGGATGAGAACAAGCTTGTCGAGGAATGGGCAACAGGAACCCTTTCAAATGGTGTCTCCACAATCGGAAAACCTCTTCCGAGATCTTTATGGGTCGGTGCTACTCTACCTCCTCCAGAGCCCAGTAGAGCTAAATCTTCTTCTGACAAAGAAGTTGCCGATCCTGTTCTTCGACGACGGGGACGATCACGTTCTCCTAGTGGAAAAGGACCTGCTTCCACTAGTAACATCAGCGCTACCGTATTGGTGGAGGGCAGCGGGCCACGACCTAAAAGTGGAGGGCTCGACGGATCAGTTTCATCAGATCCAGTTCTGCCAACACAAACCCTTCCTAACAGAAAGGGGGTGGATGATGGTACCGGACCCGGCAAAGGTGCTGTCAACGTCAACGGTAGTAACGGGGAACAACATGTTGGACCCAAAGCCATACCTCAAAACGGTGTGGGAAGCGCGATCCCTTCTACATCAGGGAGTGCCGCTGTTGGGACCGATGTTTCAATCATGGTCAAGGAGTCTCCCTCTGTCAAGAAAGATTACAGAGGAGCAGTTCAGAAGGGACGCTCAAGGTCTCTACAACTTGACAAGGTGGAACAACCTGTTAACGCTGGACAGAGGGTCAAATCTGAGGATAACCTCAGAACAAAGGGAGATGTTTTGGGAGCAGTGGGGAGTGGAACCAGAAACCCAGATAATGCTCGAAAGATGTCTCCCCCCAAAACCGATAAGGCCGACAATAAGAAGGATGCTTCTAAAGTGGAGCCACAA